CCACTTTGGTGTCTCTGGCCTGACTGGGTCTGGGTCCCTTTCGGCAACCCGGAAGGAGGGAGGTCATCTCGCTGAGGCAGGAAGGCTGTTTCAGGAGGCTCCGGAACTTGACGCTGCTTTCTGGGACCTTCGCCCCGAATATATCCCACGCGCCGATTGGGAGAAGTGGTTGCAAGACCATCGGCTTCTCAACGCGTGTATCGACAGATTCGAGGTGGAGGGAGCCCTTCCGGCGGCCGAGGTCATTCTGGTACCAGAGACTGGACTTAAGACAAGGATCGTGACGAAGTCGGCCACGTGGGTGACCGTACTTGGTCATTGTCTTAGGTCCATGCTCTTCCCCATATTGCAGAAGTGGAAGTCGACCCGACTCCCTCTTCAAGGCGATATGGAGGCTGCCATGAAGGAGTTTGAGAAACCCTTCGTGGGGAGCATTCTGTCTGCTGATTTGACCGCGGCGACTGACAGGTTGCCCCAAGATCTGATCTTGGAAGTAGTGGAGGGCCTGATCGAAGGGGCCGGGTGGGACCAAGCAAGCTTGGCCGCCCGGGTCCTTCGGTCTTTGGCCGGGCCCTTCCAGATAACCTGGCCCGACGGACAAGTCGGTGTGAGCTGTCGAGGATGCCTCATGGGCGTCCCCACTTCCTGGGTTCTCCTTTCGGTGATCCAGGAGTGGTGGTGCACTGAAGCAGAGACAGCTTTCCACCGATTTTCGAGTCGGGACAGGCGTCCAAGACTTATCATGGGGGACGACCTGTTGGCTGGCTGGCCACTGCCTGTAATTGCCCGCTATAATCAGCTGGTAGTACAATGCGGTGGCAAGCTCTCGGAAGGGAAGCATCTGGAATCCAGACACTACGGGATCTTCTGTGAACGAATCTACCGCTTCCAACGGCAGATTGAAGTCAGGAAGTTCCCTCGTCTCCGGAAGCCCGGTGAGATGACCCTTGGGGATCTGATTGGTGGCTACGATGTCGAAGAGGAGCGTGAGGACCTGTGTCAACTCGCGTACCGCGTGACGGCCTTCCCTGTTCGGGGGTTGGTCCGTCCGGTAAAGCGAGGCCCTAGGTCCGACCGCCACGGTCAGGAGGAAGCTCCATCGTGGTATTGGTTGGGCCCTATGGTAACGGCCCTGGTCACCGAATACCCTTCGAGGCGTCGCGCCATCTTGAAGATCCTCAAGGTGTGCCGTTCGGAGGACCTTCAGAAGATTCAACGTTGGTTCGGCCCGTTGACTTGTGTTCCTCGTGAGTTTGGTGGTGCTGGGATTCCGTTTCGCCAACGGATGAGCTCCACTAGCCTCACGACGCGACTGGCAATTACTTGCCTGGTCGTGAACGAGTCTCCGGATCGAGATCCAACGGTCCTCTCTCGGATTTGGAGATTCTCCCTGTGTAGAGGAGGGTGGTTCGATCTGGCACGAGGTATGGCGGAGGAGGCCTGGCCGGCATCCTTCGTCCAAACCCGTCCAGGTCGGATCCCCAACTCTCGTGCGATCTTGGTCGCACAAACACAGGATGATCTCCTCATCGAGATGGCTCTCTCCTTGAGTCGCGGGCTCGCGTTGTCGGCGGGCCCAGGCGAACCTTGGAAGTCCTGGAAGGTCTCTCCTACGGCGGTCTCTCTGGCGGTGATGAAGAAGATGCGCCTGCTGGCTGCAAGCGTTCGTCATCTTCACCCCATGAGAGGCTCTTGGAACCGGGCGCTTCAGATGCATAAGAAAGCGGCGTCTAAAGAGATTTGGGCAGTCCCCACGGACTTGCCCGAAATGGGTGAGCGGCAAGCTGTGCCTATCGAGGCACTCAACTCTGTGGAGCTGCAGACCGCACGGTCTGCGTTGGGCTGGT